TGTCTTGTGGTTCAATAGAAGTGCAAAGGATGGTGAACGTGGGTGGCAAGGGATCTGGTCGCAAAGCGAAACCAGTTGAACAGCACATTCGTTTGGGCAATCCGTCAAAGAAGAAGTTGCCTAACAAAGAACAGTTGTCGCAGGTGGTCGGTCTGCCGATCACGCACGTTCCCGACCCGCACCGTCCCCTGGGGCAGACAGGGCGCGAACTGTGGGATCGCATCTGGACTTCGGGCGCAGGCTGGTTGTCGCGTGGCATGGATGCGGAAATTGTGTTGCTGGTCTGTGAAGCCACTGATGAGCGCACGCGCTTGCGCGTCAAGTTGCAACAGCAACCCGATGCATGGCGTGATCGTCGGGCGTTGCGGGAACTTGACCGACAGATCATTTCGCTACTTGCACAAATTGGTTTTAGTCCTGCGGATAGGGGAACGCTGATGGCGGGTCAGCCGCAACAACATACGTTGGCTGATCTGCATAAGCGCATCGCGGCGAAACGTGTTACCCGATAAGAAGTGGCAACCCGCTTACTTCACAAAGCGGGTTGATCCTGAAACAGACGGCGACGAACTGATCGCCTTCGCGCGCGATCACTTCAAAGTGCTGAAGGGATTTCGTGCGGGCGAAACCCTGGAATTCACTGATTGGCAGAAGTGGTTGTTGCGTTCGCTATTTGAACGGCGTGCGAGCGATGGGAAACTTCGCTATCGCCGCGCGCTGATCGGATTGCCGCGCAAGAACGGCAAGTCACTGATGGGTTCTGCGATCGCGGTTTATTCCATGATTGCTGGTGAACCTGGCGGGGAAATCTATGCGGTGGCATCAGATAAAGATCAGGCGCGGATCATCTTCGGTGAGGCGAAACAACAAATCCTGAATTCGCCGATCCTGTCTGCTGAAGCGCGTGTGCTACGCGACGCGATTGAAATGCCGCGCTTCGGTTCAGTGTTCCGTGTGTTGTCGTCGGACTTTCGCGGGCAAGCAGGCTTGAACCCGTCAATCGTTTTATTTGACGAATTGTGGGCGCAGAAAAGCAGTGATCTGTTTGAACAGATGGTTCAGGGTTCGGGCAACCGTCTGGAACCGCTGGTCATTTCCATCACCACTGCGGGCTATGACCTGGCGACCCTGGCAGGACAGATGTACCAGTACGGGAAAAGTGTGTCGGCTGGCGAAGTGGATGATCCTTCGTTCGGGTTCTGGTGGTGGGAAGCGGATGCCGACTGCAAGATTGATGACCCTAAGCAGTGGCGCAAAGCCAACCCGAACATCGCCGAAGATCTGATGAGTGAAGAAGATTTGCAAACAGCGGTGCGTTCTTCGTTTGAAGGATCGGAAATGTCGGTGCGTCGTTGGCGGTTGAACCAGTGGGTGCGATCGCAGGAAAGTTGGTTGCCTGTCGGGGCGTGGGAACAGTGTCGTTCCGATCTTGGACTTGATCCAGATCTACCTGTATGGGTTGGGATTGATATGGCGTTGAAACATGACAGTATTGCCGTCGTCATTGCACAGCCGCAGGATGATCGGGTTGTTGTTCGTTCAAAGATCTGGCAACCGAAAGACGAAGGCGTTGATGTGCTGGAAGTGGAAACTTATTTGCGAGAACTGCACGCAACATACAGGGTGAAAGAATTTGCGTTTGACCCCGCCTACTTCATGCGGTCTGCTGAGGCGTTGATGGATGACGGGTTGCCGATGGTGGAATATCCGCAGGTCGGTCAGCGCATGATCCCCGCCTGTGGTCACGCATACGAACTAATTGTGAAAGGCAAGGTTGCACATGATGGTTCGCCGACGTTCACTGACCAGGTTCTATCTGCGGCACAGCGCATGACAGACAACGGTTGGCGACTGAGCAAAGGCAGAAGCAAGCGAAAAATAGACGCTTGCATTGCTATGGTTATGGGGTTAGATAGGGCGACAAGAAAACAAACCGCGACCATTGACACTGCCCCGATGGTTCTAAACATCTGGAAATGAAAACAATGTTCAAACACTTCACCAGGGATCGGGTCACAACTGGCATGGAACTGGTCGGTTTCGCGTCACTTCTGGTCGGAATTGGGACGTTTTCGCTACCAATCGCGGCGATTATCGGTGGGATTATTCTGATCGCGGCAGGGATGTATAGCGCATGAGCATCATTAGACGGCGCGAGAAGCGCGCACTTCCAAGCAACATTGACCCGTACGGCATCACCGCACGCCCGTTCTTTGAGAACTATTCAGGTGAACTGGTCAACGAAACGACGGCGTTCGCGCATTCTGCTGTGCTTGCCGCTGTGACTTTGCTTGCCGACAGTGTGGCGACGATGCCTGTTGAACTGTACCGCACACGCGGCGGCAGGTTAGAAAAGTTGCCGACACCTTCAGTGTTTATCAAACCGAACAATCATCAGACGATGTTTGAATTCGTGCATCAGACGATGACAACGCTTGCGCTTCACGGCAACGCATACATCTATGCACCGAAGGGTTCCAATGGTTTGCCTATTGAGATGCGCAACCTGCACCCGTCAGAAATCAAGAACGTGGTCTATGACGATCAGGGCAACGTGATCTACACAATCGGCAAGTCTGAATTTACGCAGAAGGACATTCGTGCAATTCACTGGCTGATCCTTCCCAACCAGCGTCGCGGCATCAGCCCGCTGGAAGCCATGCGCAACACGATCGGCATGGGCATCGCGATGGATCGCTTCTTGTCGCAGTTCTACGGTGAGGGTGCAACACCGCAATCAGTCCTGGAAACCGATCAGCAGTTGACCACTGAGCAGGCACAGGTGTTGCGTGACAACTGGACGGAAGCGCACTGGAAGCATCGCAAGCCTGCCGTGTTGACAAGCGGGTTGAAGTGGCGACCAGTCACTACCAGTGCGGCTGACATGGAAATGATTGCGCACCGTGAAAGCATCGTGCGCGACATCGCGCGCGCTTACCGCATTCCGCTGTTCCTGTTGTCAGGTACTGGCGGTGACACGCAAACGTATACCAACGTAGAAAGCACGGGTTTGAACTTCCATCGCTACACGCTTCTTGCGTGGTGTCGCCGACTTGAAGATGCCTTTTCTGAACTGTTGCCGATCACTCAACGGGTTGTGTTCAATGCAGACGAATTCACGCGCGCGGATCTGATGACCCGTGTGCGCGCACAGCAGTTGCAGATCATGTCTGGCACGTTGACACCGAATGAAGCACGCGAGATTGAGAACCGCGAACCGTATGACGGCGGCGACCAATTCATTATGGGTGTCGCTGGCGCACCGATCGCAGGTGTTGAAGGTGGCGATCTTCCGCTTATGGGTACAGACCAGGTTCCACCTGAGCGCAGTTACCGCAACGAAGTGATCGTTCACCAAGCACCGCAACCGCAACCGATTGTTGTGCATGAAACGCCGCAGGACATCAACATTCAGTTCCCCGAACAATCAATCAATGTTGAACCGCCGATCATCAACATGGAACCGCAAACGATCAACATCCCTGAAACAGTTGTGAATGTGTCGGTTCCCGAACCGCGCATGATCCGTCGCAGGGTTGAACGTGATGCCGATGGTCGCATCGTGCAGATCATTGATGAAAGGGTTGACTGATGGCTACTGGACTTTCCGAATACTTGGCGAACGAACTTCTTGACGCTGTTGGCAACAACGGTTCCTTCGCAGTCGCGACTGTGTATGTGCAACTGCACGTTGGCGATCCGTCAAGCACTGGAACTGCGAACACGGCGACTGAGACGACGCGCAAGGCGGCATCGTTCGGTGCGGCAAGCGGCGGCGTTCTGACTAGTGATGCGGCTGTGTCGTGGACGAACATCGCGGGATCGCAGGATGCAACGTTCTTCAGCGCGTGGGATGCCAGCACATCTGGCAACTTCCTGTTTTCTGGAACGATTACCGCTAATGCATATTCGGCTGGCGATACGTTCACTATCCCTTCGGGAAGTCTGACGGTTTCACTCACCCTGGCTTCGTAGTCAGTCATGGCATTCAGCCGCTTCACGCTGGATGTCAGCGCACTAAATGATCCCCTGGTCGGGTTAGGGGGCGAGAACTTCCCGATGGAAGGCACTGCATCTGCGGTGCTTGGTTCGGCATCTAGTTCAGCGGTTGCAGTTGTTTCAGTTGGCGGCGTTGCCGCATCTGCACTGGGTTCTGTTTCCGCATCTGCCACTGGCGAGATCGTGCAGACGGGTATTGCGTCTGCGCCATTGGGTGCGCTTGGTTCGTCTGCGTCTGCCGTTGTTGATCACATCGGTTCTGGATCTGCGGAACTTGGTGAAATCAGCGCGCAACTAAATGCACAGATTGCACACAACGCAGGTGGTTCGGCGGGTCTGGGTTCAATTACAGCATCAGCATCAGCATTGGTTGTCATCACTGCCACAGGCGCAACAGTCATACCAGGTGCGACTATCACAGCCGAAGGAATAGTTGTGCCTTCGGGCGAAGGTGTGATGATTGCACCACTGGGCGCAATCATTGCTTCAGCGACAGCGACTGTGACACCAGTACGCCGACCGTCAGGCGGCGGCGGGCGCAGACTTCCGCAAGGCTTTGTTCAATCCGCACTGCGCCCTGAACCAATACAGAAAACGGAAGAACAACCGCAACAGGTACAGGAACCACAGCGGCAACCCACGACAATCCTGGCGCAAGCATCTGCAACGATCCATATGATTACCGCACAGGCTGTGGCTAACATTGAATGGGTAGCAGAAAACGATGACGCTGAAGTATTGGCATTGATTGGATAAAATATGAAAACAACGCAGGTCACGGTTGGAACTACGCCAACACTTATTGTCAACGAAGATGACCAGAACCGATACATCTATCTTCAGATTGTCAATAGCGCGACCGTGTATGTCGGCGATAGCACTGTTACAACGTCAAACGGTATGCCCCTTGAAAAGCACAGCGCACCACATGAATTCTTCCTGCCGATCAAACAGAAAATGTATGGCATTGTGACTTCACAGGTCGGGACTGCTGACCTGCGCATTATGACACCTGATGTGGATTGATTTGTATGCCTTACGGAATTTCGCAGAACCAACCTGATTGTTCCAATTGGGCGGCTGTTGTCCTGCGTGAAGATGGCGGGTATGAAACACTTTCTTGCTATACCACAAAGCAGGATGCGATTGATCGGATGGTTGCGATGTCGCTTGCTGAAGGATTGGAACCGTTGGGTGAAGTCGGTCAGCGTCAGTTGATGCCGATGGGCGAGATGGAAGAACCTGAGGGCGAAAAGCCTGAGATGGAAGAACCATCTGACGACACCGAAGAAATGCTTGAAGGTTTGGCAGAACAGGAAGAAATGGGTATCACGCCGCGTCAGGGTGCGATGTATGACCTATTTGAAAAGATTGCTGACGAATTCGGCAAATGGGATCAAAGCACTGGCGCGAACGGCGCGCACTATGTAGCACAATCACCGTTTGCGGATAGTGGAATGGTCTGCGCGAATTGTGTGTTCTACGAAGGTGGGCGCGGGTGCGAAATCGTTTCAGGCGACATTGCCCCTGAAGGTATCTGCAAGTTGTGGATCATCCGCGAAGATCTGCTTGCATCCGATGGCGAACCTGCTGAGGAAGCCGCCAATGTTGAATTGCGTCAAGTGGATTTGAGCGCACCAGAATTCATGCGCGCATCCGCGCGTCGTGGTCTGCGTCTGCATGAACAGGGTCTGTCGGGCGATGGTCTGGTTCCAGCAACTGTTGCCGATGCTCGCAGGATGGCGGCAGGGGAAATCAGCGAAACCAAGTGGCGCAAGATCCCTGCCTGGATCGCCCGCCATACGGTTGATCTGGATGCTGTGGAAGGTGATGAGATCACGCCAGGTCTAGTGGCAATGCTGTTGTGGGGTGGCGGGTCTACGAAAGTCAGCGCACGCCGCGCACAGGCTTATGCGGAACGGATCATTGCACAGTTGGATGCCGAAGCGGAAGCGCGTAGCGAGAACGTCGCGGAAGATGTAAAGTTGTCACCAACTATGGCTGACCTAAAAGAAGTGCGCTGGTGCGTCAAGGAAGAAAACGAAAAGCGTTCAATCGCTTTCACGACGCTGGAAGCACGCCAGGTCGGTGACGGAAACAAACTGATCGGATATGCGTCAGTCTTTGATAGCCCCTCAGAACCGATGCCGTTCGTTGAATTCGTGCGTCGCGGCGCGTTTGCCAAGACGTTGAACGACGGTGCTGATGTGCGCCTGTTGATTGATCATGAGGGCGTACCGCTTGCGCGCACCAAGTCTGGGACGTTGATGCTGGAAGAAGATGATCGTGGACTTCGTGTGGAAGCCACCCTTGACCCCGCCAATCCCGATGCGGCACGGGTCATTTCGGCGATGAAGCGTGGCGATATTTCGCAGATGTCGTTTGCTTTCCGCACGGTGAAGGATAGTTGGAACGCTGACAGGTCGGTGCGTGAACTGAAAGAAGTGCAACTGTTTGATGTGTCGGTTGTGACGTTCCCCGCCTATGAAGAAACCGTTGCTGAAATCCGCAGTGGACAGAACGCGCAAGAAGTCGCTACCGTTGTAAATAGCGCACCCGTGCGTTTGCGTTCCGCGCAAATCGCATTGGCGCGTCGGCACAGCCGCGATTGAGCCGCGCCCCATTCGGGCGCACTTGGGATCGCACTAGGCGCAACTATCCCAACCATTCCCGAAAGGTGAATTATGAAAGACAAACTGATTGAGAAGCGCGACGCAGTTCTTGCCCGCGCCGAAGGTCTGGTTGCCGCCGCCAAGAATGAGGCGCGTGACTTGACCACTGCTGAGGATGCCGAAATTGCTAAGGCACTGGATGAGGTTCGTGACCTGGACGCGCAGATTGAGCGTCACGACGAACTTGAAAAGCGTGCTAAGGAAGCGGCTGATCTTCGTGCGAAGAACCAGATTGCTGATGTCGCGACGAAGGTTGTCAGCGAGGCTCGCACCTACACCAAGCACAGCCAGCATTCGTTCATCGCCGATGCGTACAACGCGCAGTTCAATGGCGACTTCGCGGCGCGTGAGCGTCTCGCCCGCCACATGAATGAGGAAAAGGTTGAGCGTCGTGACGTTACCAGCGCGAACTTCGCTGGTCTTGTCGTTCCGCAGTACCTGACGGATCTTGCCGCGCCGTTCGCGCGTGCAGGTCGCCCCGTTGCAGACATCGCGCGCAAGCACGAACTGCCTGCTTCGGGACTCACCCTGAATATCAGCAAGGTGACTACTGGTTCCAGTGTCGCCGCGC